AACACTTAAAATATTAATAAAACACGCAAATAATGCTGCATCACTAGGAAACTCATGATATTCATCAAAAACAACGTAGTAATCTAAAATACTAAATAATTTATGACTTTTTCTATTATCAACACTAGGTGTTAAAAAGTTATCAATATTTGTTATTATAATATCAGAACCAAATTCTTTATTATAATATTCATTATGTTTAACAGTCTCACCACCAATATATAGTTCTATAGATATGTTATGGTCACCACAAGCATCAATCTCTTTTAATATATCTTCATATACACTTTCAGCTATTATATTTCTAGGACAAACCCATAACAATTTTTTACCACTTTTATACCAACCTAAAAGACCAACAATTGTTTTACCAAAACCAGCTGGAGCATTTATTGAAGTTGTTAAATTAATTTCTTCCGATATGGTCATTTGTTTAGTAAATCTATCACCACCGAAATAAGGATGTTTAGTGAAATCGATTTCACCTTCTCTAAGGTTACTTAAATGTATTGATATTAATAATTCATCACTAAATAATTTAGTATCAATAGATGACACTAACCTATCAGCTGAAATAATACATGTTCTAATAAATGTATTATACATATTTATTTCATCACAATCATCTTCATCATTAGTAACGTAATACTTTGGAGCTTTTTTACTTTTTTTAGGTTTTTCATTAATGTCAAGACCTAAGTGTGTTAGTAAAGATTTCATTAAATCTATTTCACTATCCAAAAGTTCAATTTTAGAATCATCATATGATGACATTTTATTACTTATTCCATGATGCCAATAAACTGAATCTAAAACATATGATAATATATCTTTTTTACATAATAAATGTTGTCTTAAAAATGACCAACCAATCTCATTGTGTCTAAATGGTAATTTATAATCTTTATCCGATTCATCTAATTTATCGTTTTTTAAACTTTTCTGGAATTGATTGGTGCATTTACCAATATCATGTGTTAACGCACCAATCCTAACTGCCTCCATTATTGTTTCATCATCAAAGTTTAATATATTTTTACATATTAATGAAGCAACTCTAGATACTTCTATAGAATGTTCAATTAATGTTATACCATTACTTTTCGCTAAAATTTTATTTATATCCATAGAATAAAGGTACTAAATTTAATTCAATATACCAAACATTTATATTAATAGTTATATCGATATGTTACCCACAATAAAAATTACTCAGCAAGATATATTTCAGTAGGTCTTTTATAGTATTGTTCTTTTCCTTCTCCATAATGGTAGTCTGTTACTATATCCGTGTTTGGTGGGGTTAGGCATTTAACAGCATAGTGTATTTGACATCCAGCTACCAACATTCCTTTTTCTTCACTACCAACATAAGCATACCAATTTGTACTGCTTCTATTTGTTTTCAACCCTAAAACAGAATCTTCTACTATTTTAACTTCACCCCAAACACCACGGTATTTTAATCCGTCTGGTGCATAGAACCAAGCATCGGTAGTTATTAAATATTTTCCTTCCATAATCATAATTTTAAAAGTGGGTAACACTATATAAAGTGAGAAACCCACAAAGTTTTGTTTTAAATAACCAAATTTATGTGTGGTTTCTCACTGTTATACCATTACTTTTCACTAAAATTTTATCAATTTACAAACTTATTTGAACTTAAAATTTGTAAACTCTCCATTTATAAAATTTACATGTTGAGCTCTACCATCTTTATGTATAATAACATGAGATTGTAACCATGAACTTGGACCTATATTGTATCCAACACGCATTTTTGTTGTAGTACCTACTGCTAATGCACCATCCTTACGACCTGGTGAGTTACCAGTTAACGATACTTGTCCAGTTTTAGGTGATTTAACCCAAAAACATTTATTAGGTACTGATACACAGTAAACTTTAACATTAGCTTGGTAGGAATTGAAACCCCAACCATTAAACCTAACAGAATGGTTTGTTTTAGTACTATTTCTATTAAAATCCCTATCACTACACCAACTTAGAATATTAAGTGTTTTATGGTTAATGTTATCATATTCTCTTTTTGTTGTTGTATGCGAATACCCTAACCTATTTAACGCAGATGAGATAACACTTGCTTCTATTTTATTTGTTGTTGAGTATTGTCTACCATTACTATTAGTATCAAACGTACCATCCCAAAATTTTAATTCTTCAATTAAAATCTCTAAAGAATCACTATCCCAATCTAGTATATCTACTGATATATTTTTAACACTTTTTAAATTATATTTAACTGATAATATTTCACTAAAAATATTACCCCTAGTTGATATATAACCATCAAAAGAATTCTCATTATCAGTATAACTAATTAATTCCTCACCGAATAATTCTTTTAATCTTTTAATCTTCCTATCTTTAGATAGATGGAATCTAATCCTATAACCATCTTGAGACCCATCAGCTGCTATAGCAACAATCCGTTTAATAATTATCTCATCAACACTTTTACCAGTATTTTCGACTGGTAAAGCAGTTAATGGTAACTCAGAAGCTGACCTTGAACATATCGCCTCAGAGGCTGGTATATAACTACCATCGGATAACATTAACATATGTTTATCAGTAAAGGTTTGTTCAAAACCATTACCGTTTATCTGTAACATAGTCCCTTTATAATCATTCTCAATGAACTCATTAACATTACCCCAAACGTTTCTATTAGTTAAGTAATCATAACTTAAAATTTCATCACCTTCACATATTGATTTAATCTCTTTCCACCCATTGTCCTTAGTTTGAACTTGGTAATCCCCAGGTAAACAATGATAATGTCCCACAACTATCTTCGTATTCAACTTTCGCATCTGTAACAAAGAACCTCTAGAACCATTGGCACCAATATCACCATGTTGACCTAATTCAAAACCCTTAACTTTATATGAAGCATTTCTACCCAATGTTAAAAACTTAGGGAATCTGTCATTAACCAATTCTGGAATTATACCTATAACATTATCACCACCTTTACCATATTGTTTTAATAGTTTAGATGATAAATCCATATACAATGGAGCATTTTTAAATGTAGGTTGTTTCTTCCAATCCTCATTCTTTAACCATCTATCAACAAAATCATCGTGATTTGACCTAACAATAACAACATTTTTAAATTTCTCAAATGGTGATAAACCTTTTAACATATCATCAATCTCTTTACCCAAATCATTTGTTCCAGAAACTTCTTTACCATATTGTATAAAAGGGTCTTTCATTGCATGATGTGAAATGGAGTCTCCATCAAAAATATCATGAAGTATAACATGTTTAGGTTGAATATCATCCATAAACTTCAAAGTACTTTCCAACACTCCTTGGTCGTGGTGACCATAGTGTAAATCTCCAAGAATAATAGCTTCAATTGATTTTACTTTAGTTACTCTTTCGTTTCTAACATTGTAATACAAGTCAGTAAACTCACCAGTTACATCATCTGCCGTTACTTGACGAACAAAAAATGTCTCATCATCTTTAATTTCAACAATGGAGAAACCAAATGTATGATGAAATTCACCAGTTTTACCACTTTTAGTATCAGTGTAGTTCTTTTCAGTTACAGCACCAGTTGTTAACATCATCTTAGGCATTTGACCATCTAATACTGGTATCATTTCCATTTGTACTTTAGGTGAACCAAAAACACATGAATTAATACCACTCAAAGCTTGCATTCCAGTCATTGGATTTACAGCTGTTGCTTGAATTTTAACATCCGACATTATAGATAGGAACTGATGAATATCATGCCTATTGGCATCACCATATTTAACAACCTCATCAACCCAAAACTCAGACACTTCTTGTTCGTTGGTCCACATAGATGTTGGGTTTTTATAACGTCCTAATATAACATGAATATCAGCACCAATCTCTTTGGAGTAAGCTTCGATATTCTTCATAAACTTCTTATGAACTGGTGTGTTATTTTGTGCCCATGTAATTATAAACCTTTCTTTGGTTGAATCAAACTCTCTAGATTTAGCTATTGCGTATTGTTCTGGAACGACATCTTCTTTCTCTTTAAGATTTAAATTTTCAGAACACCATCTACGCATAGTTCTTTCAGATACACCATATTTTAAACCTAATTTAGCTGCTCTTTTCTCCCAAGACTCATTTTCCTTATCTCCATATACTGTCTTAATATATTTTTTATCTTTTTCCGTTAATTCTTTAAATCTCATTCTTCTATTTTAGTATAATATTATTTATTTTCACCTCTTAAAGATTCATAACTAGTTTCAGTGATAATAGCTTTAACTGCTAAACCTATTTGTCTTGTAACGCTAATAATTTTTATTTTATTACAACCATTTATGATATCAGTACATTTACCTTCAGAATAATCTTCCTCACATAATTCAAGTGACTCTTTTTTAGCCAATGAATCACTTATTACCAACTCTTTTAAAACAGATTCACCAATTCTTTCCATAGCTGGACCAGACAATACACCATGACTAATAATTGCTCTAACAGACTTAGCACCATTTTCCATAAGAACTTCAGCAGCCTTACATAAAGTACCACCAGTGTCAACCATATCATCTAAGATAATAACATCCTTACCATTAACATCACCAATGATAATCATTTCATCTATAACGTTTACAGCTTTTCTAGTTTTATCCAACATTACATAGTTCAATGAATGACCAAACTTATTTTGAATTTGGTCACGCATACGTTTAACACGTTTACCAGAACCAGCATCTGGACCACAAAGAATGAAATTAGAATCATCTTCATTAACAATTAAATCATTGATATAATCATCAAAGACATTTCTACCTTCTAAGTGTATTACTGGGATATTGAAGAAACCTTGAATTTGGTCAGCATGTAAATCAAATGCTATTACCGATGTGGCACCACGATTCTCAATCATTTCAGCAAGAATCTTAGCACCTATAGGACCTCTACTTTGGTCTTTCTTATCTTGACGAGCATAAGGGAAATAAGGTAATATTGGGATTATTTCTTTAGCAGCACCACGTTTAGCAGCATCGATAGCTAAGTTAAGTTTCATAATTTCATCCGAATTATTTGGACTAGATACTATAAAAACTCTTTTACCTCTAACTGAATCTAAAAAATCAACACATAATTCACCATCTGAAAATTTTTGTGTCCTTAAATGACCAACGTAAGTATTACTAACTATATTATTAACTATTTCATCTCTACCATCTAGAGAAAATATTAACGAATGTTTCATATTATTTTTTTTTACTTTTATTATTAAGCCAAACTATTAACATAACAAATCCAGCTATAACTATTAATTTTAAAAAATATAGGAAGATAGCTATACCGAAAAGTATACCAATAATTATGAATATACCTAACAGTATAGGTATGAAATATTTATATTTCATTTTCTCACCCAATTTCGGTCATTAAATTTTGTTTTATATTTTCCCAATTCAAAATTACCATTAAATAAAATTATATCTAAAGCCATAGGCAATTGTGAATATAATTTATCCCACTCTGCTTTTTGTTCATCAGAGTATGCTGTAACTTCTTCGGTATTTAATGGGTCAAAGTCTTCTGGTATACCATTTAAGATTATATCAATAGCCTCATATATACTATCCTCACCAAAAGGTGCGGAAAATTCTTCTTCTGAAATCCCAACAATAACATTATCATCATTCTTACTCCAACGTAAGTACTTTAATAATTTTAAATGCTCTTCTTTCAGTTCTAATTTTAATACACTCATATTAATTAAAATGGTAAATCATCATCCTCAACCTCATCAGACTTAGAAACCTTAGTCTCAACTTTAGTTGTTTTAGGTGCTTTTGGTGCTTCCTTCATCTTAGCTTTACCATCTTCAATTGCAGCAATTGCTATACCACGTAAATTAGTGAAGAATTTACCATTGTATTCGTTACCTTTCAATAAGAAAGCAACAGTTACTTTTTCACCAATTTCAAAACTATCCAACATGCTAATTCCATTGTCATCTGTAAACTCAAACTTAACATCTTGTGGATATTTTTCATCACTTGATACTACTACTTCTCTTTTACTGAAGTTATTTTTAAATGCTTGTGTTTCAAAGACTTGTTTTACGATTCCTTCAAATAAATAATGACTCATACTTCTTTTTTTTATTAATTTATATTATATTACAAATGTACAATAAGTTTTTATATTTTACAACTTACTACCCAACTTCTTTTTCTGTTTCTTTTGAGATTAATGATTCAACTAACTCAGTTATACCTTTTGATGCCGACTCTACTATATATTCAATACTTAAACCATAATTGTCTAAATAATGCATTGGTGATGGGTCAACATAATAAATCTTACATGGATTTTTAGAATCACTAACGATTCGTCTAACATTTGTTAGTAAATCTAGTGTATATGAAATTTGTAGACTAGTACCAACAATTATTAAAATATCAGCTTCATGTACAGCATTATAAGCTTCATCAGTTCTAAAAGGCATTTCATTAAACCAAACGATATGTGGTCTTAATTGTGAACCAGTTTTTTCACATTTATCACCATTTTCAATATTATTATAACCAATATCGTAAACCTTGTGTTCACTATCCAATCTATCACTAGAGTTATTATAACAACCTCTTGCTTTGGTTAACTCACCATGTAAGTGTATTACATTGGTTGAACCACCTCGTTCTAATAAATCAGATACGTTTTGAGTTATATTTGTTACATCAAAATGTTTTTCTAATTTTGATAATGCTAAATGTGCTGGATTTGGTTCAACGTTTGGCATTTGCCTACGTCTTTCGTTGTAGAAATCCAATACTTTATCTCTACTGTTTTTCCAACCTTGTGGTGTTGCAACATCTTCAACTTTATAATCATTCCACAACCCATCTTTACAGTCACGAAAAGTCAAAACACCAGATTCTTTATCCAAACCAGCACCAGAAAATACTACTATTTTTTTCATTATGTTAAAGTTCTTTTTTTATTTTATCTAATTTTATATTTACTCTTCTTTTAACTTCCTCTTCTATTACTCTATCAATAGAATTTGATACTATTTTATCAGCTATTTCATCAATTTTAACGTTTATGTGTGACATAAATGTTTTCTCAAGGTTATCTAATTTAAAATCTATTTTAGTTTTTAATTGCATTTTAAAACTAAGAACAGTAGATGAAGCACTTAAATCAATCTGCTCATCTATATATTCCATTATAACAGATTTTATTTCTTCTGGTTTTAAAATTAAAGTATCACCTTGTTTAGTTTTAACCTTTATAGTATCAAGAATATAATTATCTTTTTTAATTTTACGCCTATCTTTGTTATAATCTTCTAAATTAATTATCTTTGCCATTCATTATTTGTATTAACTCATAAACCTCACCCCACTCTATTAGTGGGTCGAATCCAGCTTTATCCTCAAATAAAACATTCATATAAGGTTTTTTATCGTAACACCCATACCCCTCTATATTAGTTTTAACCTCTGGGTTTTCATTTATGTAACGAAATTGTATATCATTATCATTAAAGTATTTAATATACTCTTCTATCTCGTGGGGATGTGAACATGTATATAAAATCATAACAACATCTTCACGTTTACTAATCATTTGAAGAGTTTCTTTGGCCAAAGGGTAAAATTCTTTAGGTATATTACCATATTCGTAGTTTGGTTTAAGTATTGTACCATGAATATCGAACGCCCAGTATGTTTTATCCCAGTTTTTAGTAACCATATGTTCAATATGGTTAATTTTTATTGAATTAACTACTCCCATAATTACTTTTTATTGTAAATTTCATTAAAATTTACAGTTTTCATTGAAAAATAACAACCATCTACTTTAAAAAACGTAGTATCACCAATATAAACCATATTTGTTGGTTCCCATTTAGCAACAACGTCCCTTTCTAGTGATTGTTCACCATCATTTGCAAAACCTACTCTAACTGTACTCATATTAAATTAAATTTACCTCTATATTTGCCTCATTCATCATCTCAATAGCAGCTTTGAATTGTTTTCCCCACACTTCATGCTCTAAATTTGGTTCTGGGGCCATTATTTTAATTATACCACATTGAATTACTGCCCTAGCACAGTCAGCACATGGGAATAAAGTAACATATAATGAACACCCCTTTAAACTAACCCCATGTCTAGCTGCATGATAGATAGCATTACGTTCAGCATGTTCAGTAAACAGATATTTATCTGGTTTATCTAACCTAGACTCAACACTATCATCACACCCCATAGGTATTCCGTTATACCCCATAGATAGTACTGCATTATCTGAATCAACAATTACTGCACCAACTTTTTTATTGGTATCCTTACTCCATTCTGCAATGTGTTGACTTAATTTGATGAACTTTTCATCCCATTTATTCATAGTAATTTTTCTATTATATCTTCTTTAATTCCTTTTCTTTTAATACCTTCGTGTTCGTTAGGGCATAAAACAAAATTTGGTTCTAAAAATTCCCCCATATTCAAATCATCAACCGCAACCCACTTAATATCATTTTTCCAAGCGTGTGTAGCTAACCATGATTTAATCTCATCTGCTCTACCACCTTGTAGATTTAAACCACCATATGATTTCATTGAAGGTGTAAAACCTATGGGACCTTTTAATACAGAGTTATATGCAAATATTTCACGCATCTCTTGTAATGTGTGTTGTGTTCTCCAGTCAGATGTTAAAATAATCTCAGCACCAGTCTCTTGCAATATAAAGTTCAATATAGCAACGCATTTAACGTCAAACATATATACACCCCATTTATTATTCATTCCCTTACCATAAACAGATGTGGTACATATAACACCATCTATATCTAAAAATATATACCTCATTTTATTCTATATCCTCAATTAAACTATTACTAATTTTAATACATTCACCTTTAACATCTGAAATACCCTTAAAGTATTTTTTATTAGTAGTTCCATCTTCAAGAAAGTAATATTTAAACTTATAAGTATTTGAAGAAGTTGATACAACATTTTTATAAGTACTAGTTAAATCTTCCCAATATGAGTTACCATCATCGTATAATGATATTGATATTTTATTATCAGCAACATCAATAGCCATTTTAATATACCAACTCTTAATTATAGTTTTACGCCATTTTTTTTCAACAAAACTTTTAGTCATATAATTAAAAATTATTTGATTATTAGACTCACTAACTAATACTTCACCAAAACTAATAAATTGAGACCTTCCCCAATCTTTTATTCTATGAATTAATTCATATTGTGATATGGAATCGAAATCCTTAACAATATTGTGAATTAAAAAGACTTCTTTATCTTCATAAAATTCATCAATTGTTAATTGACTAAATGACATTGATGTAATAAGTAACATTACCAACATTAATAACTTTTTCA